GTTCGAGGCGGAAGGGTTCATTTACCACTCCGAGGTCTGCATCTGGAAAGACCCTGTAGTCTCCCAGCAGCGAACAAAAGCACTCGGACTGTTGCACAAGCAGCTGGTAAAAGACAGCGCCATGAGCCGGCAGGGTATCCCGGATTATCTCGTAACCATGCGCAAACCGGGAGACAATCCGGAACCGATTGCCGGCATGCTGGAGGAGTTTGTTGGTGAGGGGCTGGACGTCAGCAGGGAGGCATACGAGAAACACGCCAAAAAGGTCCGGGCGGAAGGCCGGGAGCCGTGGCCGTTCGAAATGTGGCGCTCCGTGTTTATCTGGCAGAAGTACGCGAGCCCGGTTTGGATGGACATCCGGGAAACGAACACGCTGCAATACAAGTCTGCTCGTGACGAGAAGGACGAAAAACATATCTGTCCGCTGCAGCTCGACGTCATCGCCCGCGGCGTGGAGCTATGGAGCAACCCGGGAGACATTGTATTCAGCCCATTCGCGGGGATCGGATCGGAAGGGTATCAAGCGATCAAAATGGGGCGCCGGTTTGTCGGCATCGAGCTCAAGGAGGGTTACTACCGCGTGGCAGTAAACAACCTCCGCATGGCGGTAGATGAAGCGTTCGACGAAATGCTGGGGTGAATTAAATGGAACTGGACATCAGCTTCGGTAAACATAGGGCCGACACAAACTGGAAACCTGAATACCTCACCTGGGTAGAATTCGTCGAACGACTGCGCAAGATCCGCCGCACGAACGAGACAATGGCGCAGTATGACCGGATGAATCCGGCGCAAAAGGGGCGAGTAAAGGACGGGCCTGCATTCGTCGGCGGGCTCGTCCGCGGCGGCCGCCGGAGAAAGGCGAACGTCGACTCCCGCAGCCTGTTTACGCTGGATGCGGACTTCGCGACGGAGGATTTCCTGTTTGACTGCGAGATCGTCCTGGGCGGGTCGGCATACGTCGTCTATTCGACGCACAGCCACCGGCCGCAGAAGCCGAAGTTCCGGCTGATCGCGCCCGCCAGCCGGCGAATGAGCCCGGACGAGTACGCCGCCGCCAGCCGGAAGCTTGCGGAGAAGATCGGCATGCACTACTTCGACAAAACGACCTTCGACGTGCACCGGCTCATGTATCTGCCCAGCTGCAGCAAGGACGCGGAGCCCGTGCTGGATATCTACGAAGGCGATCCGGTTGACGTCGACGCGCTGCTCGCGGAATACGATGACTGGACAGACGTCATGAGCTGGCCGCGGCACCCGGATGATTCGAAAGTGCTCCGATCAATCACAACCAAAGCACAAGATCCGCGGGAGAAGATGGGCACAATCGGGCTGTTTTGCCGGGCGTTTCCGATTGAGGTGGGCATCGAGACGTTCCTCTCCGATGTGTACACGCCGGGTACAATGCCGCATCGGTACACCTACGTGCACGGCACCAGCGCGAACGGCCTTCAGGTGTTTCCGGATCAAGATCTGGCATACTCACACCAGGACAGCGACCCGGTGGCCGACGGCCGGACGTACAACCTGTTTGACCTCGTCCGGGTCCACAAATTCGGGCATCTGGATGAGAACGTGAAAGAGCACACGCCGGACACCAAAAAGCCGAGTCACCTGGCCATGGAGCGCTGGGCGATCAATCTTCCGGAAGTGAAACGCCTCGCCGGCGCCGAGATGCAGGCCGACCTGCAGTCTGATTTCGGCGACATGGACCTCGACGACGAAGACTCGGAGGATGACAGCTGGCTGGAGCAGCTCGAGAGACATCCCAAAACCGGGGCGCTCCTGCCCACAGCCGGCAACGTGGAGCTGATCCTCACGCACGGCATCTGGCGCGGTGTGCTGGCCTATGACGCCTTCGGGAATACAGAGGTCATCCGCAAACCGTTGCCCTGGCGGGAGCGTGAGCGGCCGCACCGGACGTATGAGCCGTGGTTGGCGGCCGACGACAAACGCCTGCTGCACTGGTTTGCGAAGACGCACGGAATCCAGTCTGGTCGGCTTATCCAGAATGCCTTTACAGAAGTGGTCCACCGGAACACGTTTCACCCGATCAAGGCTTACGTGGAAAGCAGGAAATGGGACGGCATCGAGCGCGCGGAACGGGTATTCATAACCTACCTCGGCGCGGCCGACACGCTCTACACGCGGCAGGTGACACGGAAGATGCTCCTTGCGGCCGTCACGCGGCTCTACCAGCCTGGATGCAAGTTCGACCAAATGCTTGTTCTGGTCGGCCCGCAGGGGGCCGGGAAAAGCAGCATATTGGCGAAGCTGGGCCGGGATTGGTTCAGTGATAGCCTCCGAACGTTCGAAAACAAGGAAGCCGGCGAACACCTGCAGAACGGCTGGATTTTCGAAATCGGCGAGCTCAGCGCCATGAAGAAATCCGAGGTCGAAGAGGTCAAGGCATTTTTGTCAAAAACAGAGGACCGATACCGTGTGGCCTATGACCGGCAGGTGTCGGAGTTCCCGCGGAAATGCGTATTCTTCGGGACAACGAACAGCCGCGAGTTTTTGAGAGACACAACCGGTAATCGCCGGTTTTGGCCGGTCGAAGTGGTGCCGGAGAGAGCCGAGAAGAGCCACTGGGAGCATTTAGATGATGAAGAGGTCCGGCAAATCTGGGCTGAGGTGCTGTGCTGGTACAAGGCGGGCGAGGGCCTCGAGTTGGATAGCGATGTCCGTGAAGAAGCGGAGCGGCAGCAAGCTGCACACATGGAAAGTGACCCGCGGGAAGGACTGATCCAGGAATGGCTGGAGTCCGAAGAGCTGGACGAGATGGATCGGCCGACCGGGCAGAAGCGGCGGCGCGTATGTGCGGCTCAGATCTGGGTGGAATGTCTCGGACGTAGAAAAGGTGAAATGAAGCCGTGGGAGGCAAAGGAAATCATGGAAATTATGAGGCGGATGCCAGGGTGGTTGGAGCGTCCCGGGAAAGCAAAGGTTCCTGGGTACGGCGTCCAGCGGGTATTTGAGCGGTTGCCGTAAGTGGTTACCAATGGATTGCCGTGGTTGCCGCAAGCGGTTGCCATGGTTGCCGTAAAGTTGCCGAAAATCGAGGATAACGGAAACCTCAAAAATAGCGTAATGGCAAGTTATTTGGACATCGGTTGCCGTAGTTGCCGTTAATTCTATTAAAAAAGTAAAAAAGATAATTTAAGTATATGTAACCCTTACGGATATATAGTTAAACGGGAAATATAAAGAATAAGAGTTTTTGCGGCAATTCGGCAACCACCGCGATTATGTGAAAGGTGGTTTAAGAATGACTTGCGAGAAATGGCTTGAGCTATATGTAAAGCAAAATCAACCTGTGACCCCCGCTGAAGTGTATGCGGCAGGAAAGGAAGCCGGGTTTACTAGAGCTGAGATTAAGAAAGCCCGCAAATGGTTTGGGAAATACATCGACACGGAAATTCGCGGCGATACGATACTTTGGAGATGGGCACCGTGAAGGAATCCCTCCTGGAACAAAAATTCCGTCAAGCGGTGGAGTCCATTGGCGGGGAAGCGCCAAAGTGGGTGAGCCCGGGAAACCGGGGCGTACCCGATCGGGTTGTGATCTTGCCGCGCGGGCGGACGGTTTACGTTGAGCTGAAATCTCCGGGTAAGCCGCTATCACCGCTGCAGCGGAAGTGGAAAAAGAAGCTGGAGCAGTTGGGGCATAGGCATTACAAAATTGATTCCGTCGAGGACATCGAGGAGTTTATCCGGGAGGTGAGCGGGTGAAATTCATTCCGCACAAGTACCAGGAATATGCGATCCAGCGGATCATTGAAACGCCATACATCGCTTTGCTGCTGGAGATGGGTCTCGGGAAGACCGTCTCGACACTGACTGCCATCGATCTCTTGCTGAACGACTATTTTGATGCCGGTCGCGTCCTGGTTATCGCGCCTCTCCGCGTCGCTGAAGACACCTGGCCGAGGGAAATCGAGAAGTGGGACCATCTGCGGCATCTTCGAATCGCGAAGGTTCTGGGCAGCGCAGAACAGCGGCGCCGGGCACTCCGTGCCGACGCGGATATTTGGATCATCAATCGCGAAAACGTGGAATGGTTAGTGAGCGAGTACGGCAGCAAATGGCCGTTCGACATGGTGGTGATCGACGAATCATCGTCCTTCAAGAACCACCAGTCCAAACGGTTCCGGGCTCTCCGACGAGTTCGGCCGATGATCCGCCGACTGGTGGAGCTGACCGGGACGCCGGCGCCGAATGGACTGATGGACCTGTGGGCGCAAATCTACCTGCTGGATCAGGGCGAGCGGTTGGGAAAGACGATCACCGGATTCCGCGACCGGTACTTTGTACCCGGCGAGCGCAGTGGTCACATCGTCTACAAGTGGCATGAGAAGAAAGAGGCGGAGCAGCGGATCTACGAGGCAATCAGCGATATTGTGGTCAGCATGAAAGCCGAAGATTGGCTGGAGTTGCCGGAGAAGATCGAGTTGACGGTGCCAATCCGCATCACAGGAAAGCCGCGGGATCTCTACAGGAAGCTGGAACACGATTTGCTTTTGG